CAAACATTAAGTATGTTTTTGAAAAAGAACACTATAAAGTTGTTAGACGAACTGCGTTAAAACCTATTCCTGATAATGACTATTTGACATATGATGTTAATAGAAAAGATATTGTGAAAGAAGATGAGTAAATGAAAATTGAAGAATTGTTTGCTCACCCTATAGGTGAGGTGAATATTGATTATGATAATGAGAAACTAATCAAGTCAATTGAAAATAGAACTGATGATATTCAAAATAATCAAACATGGCAGTGCGAAGTAGTAACATCATTTCAGAATCCAGAATTGAACAATCAAATTTTTTCTGAGCATTCAGAACTGCTTTTACAAATACAAGAAGCGGGTAATAATTTTATTGAGCAGGTTGGTTGGAAATTAGATGATTACTTTGTAGAAGATTTTTGGTTTAATGTATATGCGAATGAGCATTGGCAGGAACAGCATCATCATGGTACTCATGATTTCTGTGGTATATATTATGTAACGCCAGATGTTACTCCGACCATCTTCATGAATCCAAACGATTATAGTTTTCATTCTAGGTATAATAGAACAAAGAAGACTGCATTTACTAGACAAGATTATCAATCATTATCTCAACCTGGTAAGTTAGTTCTGTTCCCTGGATATATGATGCACTATGTTCCTTACAAATCTTCTTCACATATAAATTACATACAAAGAAGAATGACTATTGCCGTTAATTTCGGTAAAGATGACGCAAGAATGAAAAAAGTGCTTGACATAAAGAAAGGGGTGTAGTATATTATAGAAATGATAAAAAACTACAAACACAAAAGAAGAAATGACAAACCTAGAGATGAAGGTCTCAAAGTTACTGTCTATGATGGTAACTTAGAAAAAGCAATGCGTATCTTTAAGAAGAAGGTACAGAAAGCAGGAGTTCTCAAAGAACTCAAGATGCGTTCTCACTATGAGAAACCTTCAGACAAAAAGCAACGCAAGAAGAAAGAAGCAGTCAAGCGTTGGAGAAAGTTACAGCGCAAACTAGAAGAGCGTATGTAAATAATGCTTTACATATAGAGCATAAAACTATATAATGTAACATATATGATACAGAGGTGAGTATGAATATTTTCTATCTACACAATGACCCTAAAACCTGTGCTGAGTGGCATGTAGATGCACATGTGTCTAAGATGCTTGTCGAGTATGCACAACTTATGTCAACCGCCCACAGGGTGCTTGACGGCGTGCAATACACAGGTCTATCTAAGAACGGTCGTAAAGTACAACGCTGGAAACTATCAGACAATTATGAGAACATCATATACAAAGCATGTCATGTCAATCATCCGTCTGGTGTTTGGACTCGCCAGTCTAAGTCTCATTATCTCTGGTTGTACAATCTCTGGGTGGAACTGCACCGAGAATTCGTCTATCGATATGGACACCCGCACTCCAGTTATACGCTGTTACACGAGATTTTAGCAACACCCCCAACAAACATTCCTAACACACCTTTTGTTGAACCGCCTCAAGCAATGAAGCAGTTCCCTCAGTGTATGGTAGAAGGCGACAGTATTAAAGCATATCGCAACTTCTATCGTGAAGCGAAGAAAGGTTTTGCAAAATGGAAAAATCGAGAGGTGCCTTACTGGTATGAATATTCCTACAATTGAAAGACGCCTAATCTTTCTTAAACTAGCAAGAGACCGTGCGAGAGACCCATGGTTCAAAGATTACTGGCAAAAAGTAATTGAACACCTTGAAGAACTCAAGCGTAAGCAAATGCACTAATCTAAATAGAGATGTAAGTATGCCAACATATAGTTTTATCAATCAAGCAACTGGAGAAGTCGAAGACCATTTCATGAGAATATCTGAATTGGATGATTTCAAAAAAACAAACCCACATCTGGAGTCCATTGTGACTGCGCCAGCAATTGTTGGCGGTGTCTCTGTACGAGATAAACAATCGGATGGATTCAAAGAAGTCATGTCAAAGATTGCAGAAAAGAATCCTGGTTCTAATTTGGATTCTTACCGCTCTAAAACAAATGCGGAAATCAAAACAAAACAAGTGTTAGAAAAACATAGGAAGAAAATTAAATGAGTGTTCGTGATGTAATATATGATTTTGCAGGTTGGTTGCAGAAGAAAGCATATGAACCTCCTAAGATACAATATGTGTCTCATGTAGAAGGTATGGAAAAATGGGCACCTCCTGTTCCTACCGGTAAGTTCATGCCTAGATGGTTCAAAGAGTTACCTAAAAATTTTAAGACTGATGCTCCTCTTTCTAATGAGTTTCAGAGAACTGCTCCTCACGGAATACATCCAGATTTTAATACCCACAATCACACTATCAAAAGTTGTCCTGGTATGCAAGACATTCTGACAATTGGATATACTATGCCGTTTTGGGCGAACTCAATTTGTACAGTTACATTAGACGGTGCCAATATCCTAACGCATTCATCCACTAATGATGCAAGTGTTTTGGGTGCGAAAGATGGTGAAGATAATGGCGATTACTGTAAATTGTCAACGGTTGATCCGGATGCTTTAGAGATACATGAATACTTAAAAGGTAAAGGATTTACAACTGAAGAAATCGGCGACTGGAGAAAGTTTCAAAGGAGACCTGAAGTTTTACCTAGATGGAAAACTCACCCATCATTACAGTATAGTACAATGAAAGAACATCTACCTGAAGAATGGTGTAAGGTTCTTTTGAAATTAGAAACACCATGGCGAGTGATTACTCCTCCTGGATATAGTGTTCTGTATATGGATCCAACTTATCAGTTTGACCCAGTTTTACAAGCAATGCCTGGGATATTAAACACAGATTATTGGAATGAAAGTAATATGTTCTTTTTTGTTAAACAGAAAGGAATACAGTTTTCTGTTAATTTTGGAGACCCACTAATTACACATGTTCCTATTAAAAGAGAAAAAATTCCATTAGAAGTAAGAAGGTCTAATGAATATGAACAAGAAAGAGACAGAGAGATTTTTCATTACATGAGTTCTTTCTGGCAAGGTTCTAAAGCATATCGAAAAGCACTGAGCGTTTTCGGGTATACACAGAAAAAACAGAAAAAAGGAGAATGTCCATTTCATAAAAAATGATTATGTGTTTGATGCGTCCTTAATTATGTCTGACAGTAATAAAAAGGAGAACACATGTCAAAACAGAAGTCCTTAGCAGTAAAAGCAAAATGTTTAACTAAAACTTCAATGAAGAAAATCAGTCCTATGACTGATAATCAGATAAAAACATTTGAAGCATTCAAAGATGATAAACATTTAATGCTACATGGATGTGCGGGAACAGGTAAGACTTTTATTATGATTTATCTTGCAATGCAAGCAGTCTTATCGCAAAGAGTAGACCAGCAGAAAGTTTATATCGTTAGGTCAATGTTACCTACAAGAGATATTGGTTTCTTACCTGGTTCACAAGAAGAGAAGATGAGTGTTTACACAGAACCTTACTACTCTCTTTTTGAAGAACTCTTTCCAGGTGTAGAGAATCCATACGAACTTGCTAAATATCAAGATGTAGTTGAGTTTATTCCAACATCTTACATCAGAGGTATTACATTGAGAGATGCTTTTATTATTGTTGATGAGTGTCAGAACTTAAACTTTCATGAGTTAGACACAATCATAACGAGAGTTGGAGAAAATTCACGCATCGCTTTCTGTGGTGACTTTATGCAGACTGATTTGAAGAACCATAACGAACAAAATGGTGTCATTCAATTCATGGACATTATAAAAGAAATGAAGTCTTTTGAGATGATTGATTTCAACGAAGAAGACATTGTGAGAAGTGGTTTGGTGAAAGAATATATAATTAGTAAAAACCAAAAACAATATTCAGGTATGTTTGAAAGCATCGATAAAAAGATGAAGAGATGTGCCTAACGAAAGGAGAACAAACATGAGAACATGGATTAACGCAAGACTAGGAGAACGAACATCTTGGGACGGAGCAGTTTTAATCGTTGCTGGTGTTGTTGTTCTAATTGCATCACCTCTAGCAGACATTGCCGCCTATGGCGCAATCGCTTGGGGTGCATGGACTTTAATTAAGAAGGAAAAGTAAATGGCAAGCGAAAACTTTGAAAAGTGTTTAGAGACTATTCTTCACCATGAAGGTGGATATGTCAATCACCCAAAAGACCCTGGCGGAGAAACAAATCTAGGAGTAACCAAAAGAGTGTGGGAAGAATGGGGCGGAACAAAAGACATGCGGGACTTAACTCCTGAAGATGTTGCGCCACTCTATAAGAAAAACTACTGGGACCGAGTAAAAGGTGATGACCTTCCTTCGGGTTTGGACCTAGCAGTATTTGATTGGGCAGTTAACAGTGGTACAGGTCGTGCCGCTAAGAAACTACAGTCAATGATTGGTACTACTGCCGATGGCGGTATTGGACCAAACACTTTGAAAGCACTAGCAAATTATGTTGAGAGTGAAGGATTAGAAAAAACTATTGATGACTACAAAGAAGTTCGTCAAGCATTCTATGAATCCCTTTCAACATTTGAAACATTCGGTAGAGGTTGGACCCGCCGTAATGATGAAACAGCAGAACTTGCGAAAGCAATGATTTAGGAAGGAACAAAACTATGTCATTAGATACATACGGTCAAAGCGTTGCTTTTTATTTAAGCAAATGGGCGGAGGACCAAACCGATAATGATGATGTTCGTGCAAGTTATAAAACAACTTATTGGGATGTCATCTCCGGTGACAGTTTACCGAAGGGTTTAGACTTGTGTGTATTTGATTTTGCTTTGAGAACTGATGTTGAAACTGCAGTTAGTAATCTTCAGACTATGATTGGTGCAACAGCATCAGGTACCATGGATGATGATACTTTGACTGCAGTTGATACATATGTTACGGACAATGGATTAACTGAAACTATTCAATTATATCAGCAAAGAAAAGTTGGTGATGGTTCTTATGCAATTCGTAACGAACAAGTTGAAAACTTAGCAATTGAACTCATCGATTATGAACCAGAAACACCACCTGATCCGGCACCTACCAAGGCACCCGAAGGTGATGATTCCTACCTTAATGATGATGAATAAGTTGTTGACATAATGTTATTTGTGTGCTATAGTCACACTAGAGGATGAAATTTTGCAATTGAAAAACTATACGCACCTTAATGAAGATTATCAGTTTCCTGAATTAGAGACTGAACAAACAGACAACCTAAGACTGTATGTTACGAAGAATGGAGAAAAATATCCATCAGTGACTACAGTTTTAGGTTGGCACACTCGCAAAGGTATAATGGAGTGGCGTAAGCGTGTGGGTGAAGAGGCGGCGAACAAGATATCTCGCCAAGCATCTGCTAGAGGAACACGATTTCATTATCACTGTGAAGATTATCTGAATAATAAAGAACCAACTTTAGAAGGTCCGGGTGAGAAATCTATGTTCAATAGTATCTTACCTCTACTTCATCGTATAGACAATATACACTTCCAAGAAAAAGCAATGTCTTCTAAGCATCTACAGACTGCCGGTCGTGTAGATTGTATCGCAGAGTTTGATGGTAGACTATCTATTATAGACTTTAAGACAGCAAACAAACCTAAACAAGCAGAATACATCGATAACTATTTCATGCAAGGTGCGGCGTATTGCGTCATGTTTGAAGAGAACACAAGAATACCTATTGACCAAGTTGTTATTCTTGTTGCAGTTGAGGGAGATGAACCTCAGGTCTTTGTAGTAAAGAGAGATGATTATATTGGTCAGTATATAGGAGTGCGAAATGCATACCGAGAAGCAACCGGATATTGAGCAGATATATCTCTTTCCTACGAAGTTATATAAATATTCATTACCCACAGACCTTGTGGATAAATGTAGAGAAGAATTGATAAAGTATGCTAACGAAAATGAGAGTGGTATACCTTGGTATTTCTCTACATACAATACCGAACTAGAAACAACTCACAATGTTGGACCATTTTCTAGTTTAGTTAATGCTAATGTTGAACGAATAGCAACGAGTATAGTCAAGAAACGAGTTCTCATAGAAAATAGTTTCTTTAATTATGTACCTAAAGGATGTTGGCACCCTAAACACAATCACGGTGATGATAGTATGTTATGTGCGATTGTGTATTTTGATAATATGGGTCACACTAATTTTTATGACCCTAGACCTCAGTTGTTTAATCATGAACCTTATATGGAAAATGCAGAGAAAGGAAAAGTTGTTTTTTTCTCAGGATGGTTAGAGCATGAAATGCCGCCTCATAATGAAGATGAATATAGAATAACCATGCCGTTCAACATGACCATTAAGTAAAGAGAGGTACTTCTATATGAAGAACACATTCTATGCAATTATATTGCTATGGTCACTCGCTTTCTTAGGTGGGTTTGCTTACGGACAAGATTTAGGACAAGAATTGCCGCAAGAAGTTCCTGAGTTACAACAGGGACAAATGGAAACACTAGATAAACCTGTCACATGTACAGGTGATGCATATGCTAAAGTAAAAAAGTTTCTGCAAGACAATCACGGAGAAAGAGGTCTCTTTCGCTTCATAACAGAAGTGAATACTGGTGTTGAAGTATTTGTAAATCCATACACTGGTTCAGCAACTATCTTAGAATTCTTACCACAGTCAGGTGTTACATGTATCATCTCTGAAGGTAAGAATGCAGAGATTAACAGTCAACTAATTGAACAATATTTCAAGAAACAAGGAACTATTACCGAAAAAAGACTTGACAAAGAAATTGATATAGCGTATAAATAGAATTGAATTTGATGACGCTTGTTGGAGGATTGTAGGACGAGGGTGCGATACCCTCCACCTCCACCATAAACACATTGAACAGTTAGTGTGCTTATGATGGGGGTGAAATAGGTTCGACTGCAGTAAGAAGGCATGAAGAGAATTCGAAAAGATAAATGCAAACGATAACATTGCATATGAAGAGTTTGCCTTAGCGGCATAATCTTCTGGGTGTTGTGGGGACGCCTGGAAACAGAAGAAGCAAATTGCTTCACCCTACATTACACACATACACACAAGGAGAAATAGTATGAGTAATCCATTCGATTTGCGCTTCTCTATGATTGAGAGTGCTAAAAACTTGCTCACAGAGCAATACCACACCGACTGTGGAAATCTAAAAGAGAAGTACTTTGCGGATAGAGAAGCAGGACTAGATGTTCAGTTTCCCGAACTTCCTGCATTTCCAACATTCGAAGATATCAGCAAACTAGCAAATGAGATGAATTCTTTCGTTTCACAACGCTAATGGTAAAAGTATGAAGTCAAGGGAGAAATCCCTTGACTTTTTTCATAGAAAGGTATATAGTGTGAGTATGAAAAAACTAATTGCATTATTTTTATTCGCTTCTACAACAGCAAGTGCTGATGTAGAATTACCATCAACCAATGCCGCCACATGTCTAGCAAACAATATTTACTTTGAAGCAAAAGGTCAATCAAAAGCAGGACAGATTGCAGTTGGTTTAGTTGTAATGAACCGAATGAAAGACAGCAGATGTCCTAACACTGTATGTGAAGTTGTATATCAAGCACAATACTCTCAATGGTGGAAAGATAACCATAACAAGGATGTTCCTGTTCGTCACCGCTGTCAGTTCTCATGGTTCTGTGATGGTAAGTCAGACAAAATTCACGATATAAAAAGTTACGCAAGAATTTATCAACTCTCTACTAGAATTCTAAGTGGTCGTTATGACGGTATGCTTGAGGGTGCTACACACTATCATGCAGATTATGTCAACCCATCTTGGAACAAAGAGAAAACTTTAATCGGTCAGATAGGTGACCATATATTTTATAGATGGGATTAACATGAATCCAGAACCAATGACACCAAAAAGATTTTCGAAAATTATTGAAGATATTGTTAGAAACAAACAATTGAATTACATGGATGCAGTATTGCATTATTGTAGCGAACATGAACTTGAACCTGAAGATATTCGCAAGTTTGTGAGTAAGACGCTGAAAGATAAAATTGCAGTGAATGCACAAGACTTACATTATCTTCCTAAAACAACCGCAGAGTTGCCTGTCTAATGATTTTGCGTCAACCTTATTTCTTAAAGAGAAATTTGTTTACTGAAAGTGAACTAATTAACATCATAGCAACGGGAGAAGCATTAGAACCCCAACAAGCAAAAACTTATGATAATGGTCAATTAAGAAATTATCGTGATAGTCATGTATCTTGGATTGAAAATACAAAGGAAACTCAATGGATTTACAGTAAGTTAATTCATGGCATGTCTACTGTTAATCAAGAAGTTGGTTGGAACTTTCAACATTCTATTATGGAAAAATTACAATACACCAGATATAGTGAAACTCAACATTATAACTGGCATTCAGACCAGAAAGCAGAACCATATAAAAACGATAAAGATATGCCAGAACTAAATGGTTTGATTAGAAAGATTTCGTTTTCTGTTCTACTAAATGACAAATATGAAGGCGGTGAGTTTGAGTTTGAGTATGGTCTTCCTGGTAAAGAAGACAGAGTAAAAACAATTTCACCAGAAAAAGGATTGACAATCTTCTTCCCATCGTTTATGATACACAGAGTTAAACCTGTAATCAGTGGAGAAAGAAG